TTCACAACCATCAATTTTAAGAGTTTTATATGGTAGATTATCACCAATTTCTTCAAACACTAGATTAATGATGCGAAAGATTTCACCCCAGTCAAGAGATGATTCTTCCCGTCCATCACGACGCTTGAACTTATATTGTGGAAATGCTTCCCGCCGCCAATTAGAAGAGTCAGTGGCAATAACCATTTGACCATATTCTTTACGGAACTTCTTATTGTACATACGAATAGAATTCAGAATCATATGCCGAATCATATCTTCTTGTACATCTAGCTTTTGTGTGATAATATTTGCAATAGCAATTGCGTTATAGTCGATAATAATCATGTCACTTCTCTCATTTATTTAGTATATTATACCATACTATTCATCATCTGTAAACACTTCATTGCGTTTTCTGTCATTTATTTCTTTTACGTATTTAATAACGTCATGGATTTCATCCATTGGTTCTTGCAAGAAATGAGCTTCTCCATCAACCCGATACATCATGGCAACAATCATATTCATAATGACTCCCATGTCATGAAGCATTACTGTATCTTTTAGTGGATGATAACCATTGGTAGCTAAAGCTTGTGCTATTCCATCCATAGCTTCTGAAGCAATTGATTCATAATGAACTCTAGCTACTTCCATAGCTTCAATAGAATTTCTTTTATTTTTATTTGCTGCTTTTGTTTTTGGAAATTGAACGACGTTATTCATTATTCTTACTTCCTTTAACGTGCTTTGAATGTATTTTACAACCAATAAACTCGTTGTAATATTCATCACTAAAGAGTACTTCTCTCTCAAATTGTTCTTTAGCTTCTAAATAAGACATTAAGCCTTTAGTACTACATAAGTGTAATATTTCACGTTTGAAATTATTGCGTCCTTGTGATTCTACAAGTAGTTTTACCTGTTCACTCGACCCAAAATAGTCTTGCCAATCTGATTCTTTTTTGACCGTACGCTTTCTTGTTTTACCCTTTAAAGGAGGTAGTCTACGTATTGACCAAAAATTCTTTTTACCGACATATTTTTTATTATTTGAAAGGTCAGTTATAAGATATACAAATCCAACATATTCTTCTATTTGGTTTGATTCAAACAACTGACCTTTGTAAGTCCACTGATCCATAAGTTAACCATATTATTGCTATATGGTATATTTATAGACTAATCGTAGCTATCATCTTCATCAGACCAACTATCATAATTGTCATTACTAAAGTCTAGTTCGTCCGTAGTTTCAAATCCACAGAATGGACAGAATGAAGCAATGATACCATCCTCTTCTGCTTCAGTTGATTTAACTTCATACTCAATATCGCAATCCTGACACACTGCTTTGGTCATTTGCCGTTCCTCTTATTGACTAAAATTGATATATCTATATGATTTAAAGACTCATACCTTTAAAGGTATTTTCATCTACGTCTTGTTTTACACCACCAATTACATATGAACTAATCTCAGTTTCTTGTGGTGCAACCTGAACATTACCTCCACCGATCCATTTTTCGGTCCAAGGTAGTGGGTTAGCTTGTGGCACTGAATATGGAGATGCTACATTAATTGCTTTCATGCGTTTATTTGCAATCCATTCAATGTAATCATACAATAGTCTAGCATTCAAACCAATCATTGAGCCATCTTTAAAGAGATAATCAGCCCACTGCTTTTCTTGATCTACAGCATCAACAAACATTTGTACAACTTCGGCTTCACACTCTTCTTTAATTTTTGCAAAATCTGGATCGTCTTTTATGAGTGCTTTAATCATGAATGAAGATGCCGCAAGGTGAGTATTTTCATCACGAGCAATAAACTTAATAATCTTAGCATTTCCTTCCATCTTTTTCAATTCAGCAAATGCCCATGAACATGCAAATGATACATAGAACCTTACACCTTCAAGAATGTTAATTGAATTAAGCGCCAACCAAAGTTTCTTTTTCACGTCGTACATATCAACGACAACTTCAGTTCCTTCTGACATTCCCTTTTGAGCGATGTTGAATGTACCTTCACCTAGTAGATTATACCATGAATTTGCTTCAATACATTCGTCATAATAGCGAGAAATATCTGTAGCACAATCTGCAATTTCTTGAATATCAAGCATCTCATCAAATACCTTTGATGGATTGGCATACACATTACGAATAATATGTGTATAAGAACGCGAATGGATTGTTTCCATAAATGTCCAAGCCATAACTAATGGTTCAAGCTCAGGCAAAGATGCTACAGGCAATAGTGTTTCAACGGGACCACGACCTTGAACAGAATCAAGTAGAATTTGTCGTTTTAAGTTAGATGTAAAGATATGTTGCTCATGCGGGGTAAGTGCACGAAAGTCTGCTTTATCTTTCGATACATCAATTTCTTCTGGCCTCCAAAAGAAGCCAAGTTGCTTGTCAGTAATCTTATCAAGTTCTGGATACTTTACTTGATCATATCGAGCAATGTCAATACCTTCGTCGTAAAACATCGTTGATTCTAGATGCGATTTTGTTTTTTGTTTAAATACAGATGCCATTTATTCCTCTATCTCTGCTAATGCTATCATTATAACATATATTGTACTTATTGTACATACTAAATTTTACAAGATTCGCAATCTTCATCATCTACCATTTCTGTTGGAAGATCTTTTATTTCAGGACTATCATTCCATTCTCCGGCTCCATCAAATGTATTGTTGTAATACATTTGCTTTCCACCAAACTTATAGAACGTAATCATATCTGTAATTAAACGAGACATTGGTACTTTACTATCTTCAAAGAATTCAGGATTATACGATGTATTTACTGAAATGCCTTGATCGATATATTTTTGCAATATAGCACAAATCTTAAGGTATCCATCAGGTGATTTTTGATTCCACAATAGATCATACTTATTTTTCAAGTGATGATAACCAGGAACAACTTGAGCCATAACACCATCTTTTGATTGCTTATAAGATACTAAAGCACGAGGTGGTTCAATACCATTTGTTGAATTAGAAATTTGAGCTGAAGTTTCGGCCGGCATAAGAGCCATCAACGTAGAGTTACGAATACCCGTATCTTTCAATTGCTCACGTAAACTATTCCAATCCATACGCTCTTCAGGAGAAACCAAAGTATCTACTTCTTTCTTGTAAGTATCAATTGGTAGAATCCCTTGAGAATATTTAGTTTCGTTGTTCTTTGGAATAGTCCCTTTTTCTGCAGCAAGGTCTGCAGAAGCTTTGATTAGATAATAGCTCCAAGCTTCGGCATAACGATCTACTTCTGCTAATGCGCTATCATCATATTTCAATCCACGCTTAGCAAGGAAGTACGCAAGGTTAATAATACCAACTCCAAGAGGACGACGATCCATAGTAGAACGTTGAGCAGCTGGTACCGGATAGTTTTGATAATCAAGCAAAGCGTCTAATGATCTAACAGCAAGTGTGCAATACTTTTCAAACTCTTTAGGATCATTGATTAGTCCCCAGTTAATAGCTGAAAGAGTACACAGTGAAATTTCTCCCTCAGTATCATCTGAAGAACTTAAAGGTTTTGTTGGTAGATCTATTTCAGCACAAAGATTTGATTGACGAATAGGAGCAAGATCTGGTAAAAATGAACCATGCTCATTAGCGTGATCTACATTTTGTAAATAGATCCGGCCAGTATCTTTACGTTCAGTCAAGAATTGAGAAAAGACTTCCATTGCAGTAAGTGTTTTCTTACGAATAGAAGTTTTACGTTCATACATTTCATAAAGTTCTTTAAACTTATCTTGATCAGAATAAAAAGCATCATACAAATCTGGCACTTCGTCTGGTGAGAAGAAGGTAATATTACCACCAGTCAAAAGACGCTCATACATTAACTTATTAAATTGAAACGCGTAGTCCATTTGACGAACTCGAGTTTCTTCTGTACCTTTATTGTTTTTCAATACAACAAGATCTTCAAACTCATAGTGCCATACTGGAAGATACACAGTTGCAGCACCACCACGAACACCACCCTGTGAACATGATTTTACCGCAGCCTGAAAGTACTTAAGGAATGGAATAAGACCAGTATGAACAATAGAACCGTCATTAATTTTAGAACCAATAGCACGAATACTACCAGCACCAATACCAATACCGGCTTTCTTTGAAATGTATCTTACAATAGAAGTTGAAGTTGCATTAATAGAATCAAGGCTATCGCCGGACTCAATAAGGACACAAGAGCTAAATTGCCGCGTTGGAGTCCTAAGGCCAGCCATAATAGGAGTAGGCAAAGAAATAAAGAATTGAGAAACAGCATCATAAAAATCTTTCACCCATTTTATACGAGTATCTTTTGGATAATCAGCAAACAAAGTAGCACCAATTAGCATATAAGCTATTTGTGGTGTTTCATAAATTGTTTTAGTTCCTCGGTCTTGTACTAAATATTTACCGCGAAACTGTTCCATTGCAACATAAGTAAAGTTGTCATCACGGCCATGATTAATTAGAGTATCTAAAATATTAATTTCGTCTTCATTATATTTTTTAAGAATATCTGCATCGTATACTTTGCGATCAACATTAGCTTTAATAAGATCTAAAAGAGAAGAAGGTTCATATTGACCATATACTTCTTTGCGTAATTTATAGTTAACCAAACGTGCAGCGACGTATTGGTAATTTGGTGTATTTTCTGAAATTAATTCAGCTGCAGATTTAATCAACAACTCATGAATAGAATAAGCCGGGATTTTATCATATAATTGAATATTAGCTTTTAGTTCAATTTCTGAAATTGAAACTCCAGTAATACCAATAGTCGCCCATTCAAGTACTTTATGGACTTTTTCAAGATCAAATGGTTCTTTACGGCCATCTCTTTTAGTTATTAGAATTGGTTGATTCATTAATCGCTCCGTTGCTTCAGAGAAAAGTTTTCTATGACCAATTTCGAACAAATTGATCTATGTTATTCTTTACTTTGTGGGTCTATTATATATCAGATTACGAGTTTTGTAAACCGCTATTCTGGGTTATCTTGCAAATTATTTTTATCTGCTGTAGCCTCTGAAGCTTCGGAGATTGCGGTTTCGTAATAGACAATAAGTTGGGATTGTTGGTTTATAAATCTGCGAATATCTTGAATATTAACAGCCAATCTTTCATAATCTCGTACTGGCATTGCAATGAATACCACTTCACCATAATCTTTTCTAAAATCTTCAATAAATTGATCTAGATTTTCTTCAGTAACTACTTGAAAGTTTACG